TGTCTATGGTTCTCAATCATTCTCAAAGGATGACGTTGCTAACTTTATCCCATACGAGGACTTAACCTATGAAATCGTTTGTGGTTGGTTAGATGCTATAATAGATGTTGAGGCTTTAGACCTTAACTTAGATGCTAATATAGAGAGTCAAGTTAATCCTCCTGTGATAGTTTTGCCTTTGCCTTTTACTAATCCATAATTATAACGGAATAATCTTATATTTGTAAAAAATCAATACTATGTTAAATCTATCAGACGAGAATCTAAAAGCATTAGAAGTTTATTTAGTTGAGGTTCCATTTAAGTATGCGAACCCAATTTTGCAATTATTAGCAAAACTTCATCAAGAGCAAAATCCTCAAGCTCCTGAAGCAGAGGTAGTTGAAGGATAATGAAATTCCTTAAAAACAACATCTTGTTCATAGCCGTAATACTCCTTGTGTTATGGCTATATTTTTTACTAAAACCTACCTACTTACCTAGAATTGGTAAGCAATTTGATACTTCTCAGTACAAAAAGATAGTAGAAATACACGATACTACGTACAAAACATTGTACGTTAATACGTACAAGAAAGGAAATGATATACCATTCTATATCATTGACTCTGTACAGATACCTGTACACGATACCTTATACGTATTAAACGACTATTATAAGGTCAAAGCCTATTCTGACACTATTAAAAAAGATTCTAATATCTTTGTAGTGAATGATACTATCAGCCAAAATAGGATTATTGCAAGGGGTTTTACAGCCAATTTAACCGAAAAGACCATAATTACGAGAGAGTACTACGCTAAGAAACTGACTAATACCCTTTATTGGGGCATTAGAGGCTCATACAGCCCACTTAATGGCTTGGAAGTACTAAGTCCTTCCTTGATGCTAAGTGTCAAAAATAAGGCTCTAATAGGCTTTAGCGTAGATATTAACAAAAATTATAATATTGGCTACTCAGGTAGCTTGTATTTCAAAATCGGTAAAAAGTAAAATGGCTTGTATATATAGACATATAAGATTAGATAAAAACGAACCATTTTATATCGGTATTGGCAATACTGAACAAAGGGCATATTCTGTTAAAAGCAGAAATAAGCATTGGCAAAATATATCTAAAAATGGTTATGATGTAGAAATATTAATGGATGATTTGTCTTGGGAAGAAGCTTGTCAAAAAGAAATAGAATTTATTTTATTATACGGAAGAAAGGATTTGAATACTGGATGCCTAAGTAATATGACTAATGGTGGAGAAGGTCAATTAAATAGAGTAATATCACAAGAAACTAGATATAAATTAGGTAACAAAAGAGGGATAAAAGAAAGTGAAGAATCTTGCTTAAATAAAAAAATAGCAGCACAAAAACTTAAAGAAGAAGGGAGATTGACTTTAAAATACGGAGTAAGTACAAAAAAAGTAATATCCATTAAAACAAATAAAACATGGGAAAGTGCTAAAATATGTGCTATAGAAAATAATATAAAACCAGAATATCTACATAAATTACTTAACGGAACAATTAAAAATAACAAAACAGAATATAGATATTATGGCAACAAGTAAGAACAATATTAATTTAAATCCTATAACATCAATAATGTCTTTTAAGGAGTTTTCACGAAATCCAGTCGTAGGAACCTTATTTGTCGTTTTAATCGGCATTTCCTATTTGTACATAGACATCAAAGGCACTTTTAAGGATCAAATTCAAAGCCAAGAATACAGAATAACCAACCTAGAGCACAAAGATTCGCTAAAGACTCAAGCTTTAATTGAGTGTAAAACAGCCTTAAGTGCCACTTCTACTAAGCTAGAAACCCTAGAAGATATGGGAGCTATTAAAAAATCAGTTAAATAATAGCTATGAAATTAATATACATATCTCTTATATCATTATTCACTTTAATAGGATACACTAATGTAGGAGCAGATATTGAATCTCCTATAAAAAAAGAAGATAAAGAGTTTCAGCAATTAATGGCTGACTTTAATAAGACATTAGAACATAATAAAAAGGTACAAGTACAAGCAGATGTTACTAAAGAGAAGCTAATAATAGCTACGACTAATAAGATAATAAAGCTGTCCAATGAGAATAAAGAGCTAAAAAACGAATTAAATGAAATTAAAGCAATTTTGGATTCTGTGTCTGTTGATACTGGTAGTTCATTCAGCTTATTGCCAATACCCAAAGGTTAAGAAGATTAACCAGGACTCTGTTGTTATAATGACCTTAGAACAAGGCAAGGAGATAAACAATACTTTTTTACACCTTAACAACAAGATAAACACACTAAGAGATTCGGTATTTTATTACAATAAATTCAAGATTAAATATGATAGCCTTAATAAAGAAATTTATCTTAAGCAAGATAGCTTCTATAATTGGAAGTGGAAATATGAAGCAAATAGAAACACTTATTACGCAAGAGAAACCGAAGTTCAAAAAGACAAAAAATACGACTTCGCACAAAAGGTAATTTTAATAGCAATAATAGTTTTACAATTTCAAAGTATAAAATAATGAGACAATTCTTTTGTGATGAATCAGGTCAATTAAGTATGAAGCGTATATGTGGTTTGTTATGTGTAGTAACGTTATGCGTTACTATGTACCACAATAGTTTTAGTGAAGAGCATATAGCCCCTTCAGCAATTCTAGTAGAATCAGTAGCTTTGTTAGCATTCGGATGTTTAGGTTTAACATCTGTAGAGAAAATATTTAAAAAATAGTTATGAAATTGTCAGCACATTTTGCTTTAGGAGAATTTACTCGTAGTGAATCAGCTAAAAGAGAAGGCTTAGATAATACACCTACAGCAGAACATTTAGAAAACCTTAAGACACTTTGCGAGAAAGTGCTTGAGCCGATAAGATTACGTTTCGGCTCAATCAATATTTCTAGTGGATACAGGGGAAAGATGCTCAACCATTTCATTGGTGGCTCGGTAAGTTCAGATCATTGCCTAGGCCGTGCGGCTGATATAGATATGGATGATAGTGGAACAGGTGTAACTAACAAAGAAATCTTTGATTATATCAAGGATAACTTAGAATTTGACCAAATTATAAATGAGTTTAATTACTCTTGGGTTCACGTTGGGTATAGACAAGGTGCCAATAGAAAGCAAGTATTAGATGCTGTAAAGGAAGGCGGTAAAACAGTTTACCGACCACATAGATAAGACTAACCAAAACCAACCAATATGTCGAGAAGCAAAAATGTCCTAGTAATAGGCGATACACATTTTCCGTTTTGTCATCCCAAGTATCTTGACTTCTGCTATGAAGTAGCAAATAAATTTCAATGCTCAGAGTTTGTTCACATCGGTGATGAAGTAGATAACCACGCTATCTCATTCCACGAGACTAACCCTAATGGAGAATCAGCTTCTAAGGAGGCTATTATGGCTATGCAACAGCTTAACATTTGGTATAAGCGTTTCCCTAATGTAAAAGTCTGTATAGGTAACCACTCAGCCCTACATAAAAGAAAGGCCATAGCGAACGGATTGCCTGAACGATTTATTAAATCTTATGAAGATGCTTGGGAAGCTCCTAAGGGCTGGAAATGGGCCTTAGAATGGGAAATAGATGGTGTTCTATATACGCACGGCACAGGATCATCAGGACAAGCTGGTGCCATCAATAGAGCAAGAGATGCTCGTCAATCAACAGTCATTGGTCACATACACTCATTCGGTGGTGTGCTTTATAGTAGCTCAGATAAGGATATGATATTTGGTATGAATGTCGGTTGTGGTATAGATATTAACGCTTACGCAATGGAATATTCACGACCTTTCCCCAAACGACCAACATTAGGATGTGGGGTTGTTTTAGATAACGGAAGAATTGCTATATTCGTGCCTATGCCATTAGGTAGCAAGATAATAAGGCTACCTAGGAAGTAGACAATTAACAAACTCACTTTAGACAATTAACAAATAAGTGTGTATCATATTGATAATCAATAAGGTATGCACTTTTTATTTCTGTAATAATTAAAACGTAAATTTGTATGGGCGAACAACATCCTGATGAAGTAATTAAGGCTCTAAAATTAGAGCAGAAATTATTAGAAGATAGACTGAAAGATGTAGCAATGAAACTAAGATTAATCATCATTAAAGAGAGTGCAAGAGATGTTACTGCAAATCGAACAGCTTACGGAAGACGATAGCTATGATTTAGAAGAATGTACCGAACAAAGTAATGCTTGGATTAATATTCATTTAGTTGAATCAGTAACAGAAGATGATGAAGACAAAGACAGATGCTATGTCTATATGCAATCCCAAGACTTCTTCTATATTAATGAGAGCTCAGACTCTTTTATCAAGAGATATCAAGAGGCCTTATTCGGAACCGTTATAACAAGGTTCTACGATAAAACAAATAGGAATACATAAGAAGCTCTCTCATAGTTGGTGGTTTTTGGTTTCACCCTCAGGTAAAAACTGGGGGTGTTTTATTATAAAAAAGCCCCTCGTAGAAACGAGAGGCTTACCTTTATTTCAAAAAAACACACAAACTACTTTTTCTTAAACTCTTGCATTGCGTAAGTTAACATACCAACCAAGGTTAATACGTATAAGCTTCTAGTAATCCAATGCCATTCAAGTGGATTAAACTCATTAACTATAAAAGCGAATGGTAAATAAACACCTGCAAACAAAACTAATAAATTAATTATAATTTCCTTGATATTTGTTTTCATAAGAATAAGTTAAAATGTTATCAAAATGGCAAATCTTTCTTCGGCTTACCGTCAGCTACCCAAGTATCTAGCTCGATATAGAAACCTGCCTCACCTGGTTTAGCATCTTTTTTGTTTTTAATAAGAATGTTAGCCCAACCATTATTAGTTGCTGCAAAGTCATTCATTTTCTTTAAATCATCAGGGCCGAAAGATACTTTCTTAAACTCCCCAAA